TGGCGGCGTCGTAGGCGGCGGCGGCGTCGTCGAGGGCTGCGTAGGCGTTGTCGAGGGCTGCGTCGTCGCGGGCGGCGGCCCAGACGGCGCGGGCGGCGGCGAGGTCGGCGGCGTAGACGGCGCGGGCGATGTCGTAGGCGTCGTAGGCGTCGTCGAGGGCTGCGTAGGCGTTGTCGAGGGCGGCGGTCTCGGTCTTGCTAACTGCCATTGGTGGCCTCCCCCTTCGCCAGCGCGAGGGCGGCGCGGGCGTGTAGGATATCAATGACCCTGATGGAGCAGGGTATGTATGTTTCACCCCGCATTGCGGTGGCGGCAAGGCCGACACTTACCCTGGCAAAAGGCGTTAGCGCCGTGACCAGGGCGTCAATGATGGGCTGCTGGTCATCAAGGGCCTTGGGTTGCGTGGTCCTCTCCTTCTGCGCCAGCGCGAGTGCGGCGCGGGCTGTTTTGAACTCCATGAGCATAAACGGGTAGCTCCTCTCTACCACGTTGTACCATTCGTCGATGCCGACCAGCGCCGTGACCAGGGCGTCAATGATGGGCTGCTGGTCGGCGATGGCGCGGAGATAAGCAATCCGCCTTGTGCGCTGGACCATTTCATCGGATGGTGTCTTGATCTGGGTTGCCACTGTCTTCTCCTCCTAACGGGCTTGGCGCTCTAGCGCCTGGAGCATAACCTGGTAGACGACCAGGGGCGTCTCGTTAGCCCCCGACTCCCATTTTGCTACGGCGGATGCTGAGCAATTTAGGTGCTGCGCTAGCTCCGCCTGTGTCCAGCCGTGGGCCTCACGGATGGCCCGGCAGCGGTCAGGCCATGTGGTCATAGTCACCTCCTTGTCACCTCCTTGTCACCTCCCTGTCACCTAGATACTAGCATAGGTGCTATGGTGTTGTCAAGGGGTTAGGGTCTGGCTGACCTCGGTTATGTCGTCCCGAACCGTTGTAGCGCGAACTAGACCGTGCCATAGTGATCATGATGTTTCCTCCTCCTAGCCCGCACTTGGCGGCGGCGGGCAGGCCGTGTCATCAAGGTCTACTTGCCCGCTTGGGCCTTCAAAGCACCTTCTAGCGCTGCCCAGGCCGTGTTATACGGTCCTTGGGGTGTGGTAGGTATCCCATTCCTGGTGACGGTGGCATAGTAGCCCTTCCCGCTACGGTGCTCCACCACCACGCCAAAGGTACTGTATTGGTAGGTTCGCACGTGCGTTCCCCTTTCTCCTCTTGTTGCCCGCACTTGCGGCGGCGGGCAGGGCCGATTAGCTGTTAGCTGACCTCGGTTATGTCGTCCCGAACCGTTGTAGCGCGAACTAGACCGTGCCATAGTGATCATGATGTTTCCTCCTCCTAGCCCGCACTTGGCGGCGGCGGGCAGGCCGTGTCATCAAGGTCTACTTGCCCGCTTGGGCCTTCAAAGCACCTTCTAGCGCTGCCCAGGCCGTGTTATACGGTCCTTGGGGTGTGGTAGGTATCCCATTCCTGGTGACGGTGGCATAGTAGCCCTTCCCGCTACGGTGCTCCACCACCACGCCAAAGGTACTGTATTGGTAGGTTCGCACGTGCGTTCCCCTTTCTCCTCTTGTTGCCCGCACTTGCGGCGGCGGGCAGGGCCGATTAGCTGTTAGCTGACCTCGGTTATGTCGTCCTGACCGAGGCTAGCGATTGCGTCGTCTAGCCACTTCCTCTCGGCGGCGCGCGCCGCCTCCTCCGCCTCCTCAGCCTCTATGACGCTCTTAAGAATCTCTAGGGCGATCTTCCGCCTTACTACCTCTGTGCGATACCTGTCGTGAGACAGGCACCCACAGTTTCCTGAACTGCAGTTCAGTTCTTCCACCTTCCACTCCCCGTCGCGGAAGAACAGCGTTGGCGACATCCCCTCATCGCCGTACACTGTCAGCCGCTCGATGTGTTCCCCAAACGGGACTCCGTGCCCTTCGCGGAGCACTATGAGCTTTTCTTTTAGGGTGGGCACGTGCGTTCCCCTTTCTCCTCTGATGTTGCCCGCACTTGGCGGCGGCGGGCGGGGCCGTGGGCGGTTGCCCCGTGTCGTGGGGCCAACGCCTCAGTTACCGTCTGAGGGGGCCGCCCGCTTACCCGGTGTGGGCGGAGACCAGAGGGCGTCTGCTCTATCGTTGCGCCCCAGCCACGCTGGGATTGTTGCTCCCAGTGCCTAGTCAGGTTGGCCTGACACCATTGACTGTAGCATACATGCTAGGATGTGTCTATAAGTAGTTTTACGTGTCTTTTACTACGTACAGATACGTGGATTGACGACAATGCACCTGCTGCCCTAGGCTAGTGGTAGCTCAGCGGTAGCGTGGGAGTAGCATGCAGGGAGGCCAGGTACACCAGTGCATACACGACGGCCAGGTGCGGCAACTGCACCGCCTCTATATCAGGGTCGGCCGTGCCGCGTGGCGCAGCGTTGGCTGGATGTGCAACGTGTGTGGCGTCACCATGGATATGGCGTACCGTTCTGAGGCCGACCGTCTACGCCACACGGTAGATGAGGCCAGCTTCCCGCCACCTAGGTAGTCCCCTTAAGAGGTAGTGGCCCCTGGTATGACCAACGGTGCTACCGTTGGTATGGCCCCCTGGTACGGCCCCTGGTACGGCCCCTGGTATGAGGCCGCAGAAGGATACCAGACCCCAGGGAGGGGAGTCGGTTGACGTTGACGGCGGGGGTGTCTGGAATACTGGGTTCCGCGCGTTATAATGCGCGTGTGGCGCTGGGTGCTGGGAGCTGGGTTGCTGGTAGGGCCCCTTCCGTAGGTTTCCCCTGGGGCATCGTAAAAAAGAGGTGACTATATATATAGTCCAACCTAAAAAGGTGGTACACTGCGTCCAACCTAAGTGGTGATTTAAGAGGGGGTAAATAATGCCGCTTTCGCACAGGAGGGATGCGGAAAGGAAGCGTCGGGAGCGGGCTGCGAAGAGGGCGGCGGAGCGAGGGAAGGGGGGAGTAAATCCCTACAGGGGGAAGGGGTTAGCGGACGGGAGGGCGGCGGGGCGAGGGAAGGTATACCCAATGAGTGGAAAGGCGATGGTGGGATACATGAAGTATCTTGGGGAGCGTGGGAAGACGCTGATGTTTGTGGACTGGGTGACTGGGGAGATTTTGGAGGTTCCTGTTGGGGATTGGGGGTACTCAGTAGGTTCGACGGGGGTTGGGAGGGATTGGCGGAGTTGAGGAAGCGGGTGACGATATTGGAGGCGGAGGTGGTGTTGAGGGAAGCCGTGGGAAGGTACGAGGTTCCCGATCAAGGGGGCGAGTAGGGCATGAAAACTGAGCGTTTCATTGATTGTCTGGCTACCGTTCTGGTCGTAGTGCTTTTTGGGTTGTTCTACACGGTGGTGTTTGGGATGCTTGTGTACTTCGGGTTTCGGGACATGCTGAGTCCCTGGAGATGGGAGGTCTTGGTGTTGATGGTCATGGCTTTTTCCCTTATTGGTATAGTTCTTGTTCCTCTTTACGTTGTTTCCTATGGTGCATTGATTCGTCCGATGATAGAGTCATGGTGGAAGCGAGTAAAGCATGGAAGCTAAGGCGTTGGTGCTTATTGAGGAGCCGCTGAAGGCAAGGCGTGGGATGAAGGGACGTGAGTTGGTGGAGGTGGCGTACCTGGACGCGGGGGAGGGCATCAAGGAAGGCTGGCACTTGCTCAGGGCTGAGGAGCGTGAGGTTGTTGCCCAGATGGTGCGTTACGCTGGGGAGGTAAAACGGGTTGCCGAGGTGTTGGGGCGCACGGAAGACGCTGTGGAATGGGTCATAGAGGCGAGGCCGTGGGTGAAGCGGGCCATAGACTACTACATGGAGGTAGGGGTTGAGGCATTGAACAGGGTTATCGTGCAGCAGCATGTGAGTGAGGGTTTGTTGGACACCGTGCCTGCCGTGCTCAGGGGGCGTGAGGTTGCGGCAGAGACGAAACGGAAGACGGTACGGGACATGATGGAAGCTGGTGGGTATTATCCGAAGGTAGGTGGGGTGATGGTGGCGAACCAGGTCAACGTAAGGGTAGAGGTTCCTGAATGGAAAAAGTAGCCGTAAGGCCATGTAGGATTTGCGGGACTGAGTGCAAGGGCGCGATAACGGATGAAGGCGTCTCCCCTATGAACTACTGTGGTCAATGTATGGCTGACATGAGACTGCAACTGGAAAGGTCTCTTGGGGTACGCACCTATTCCTATGACAGCAGTTACGTGGAGGTGGACTGGGAAGAGGTGGCGTGGCTCCTTGCGCATACCCAAAACAACGTGTCTGAGAGGACGAGGGGTGTAAGGTTTACCGACAGGGAACTTAGGCAGAGGCTGGGATAATGCAGCAGCGGGTAGAGGTAGCACCTGAGTACAGGCCGCGTGGGTGGGCGTTGCCGTTGCATCGGAGCAAGGCGAAGATGAAGGTTTTGTGTGTGCATCGGCGTGGTGGGAAGGGGTGGTTTGGGCATCACGAGGGGTTAGCGGCGTATGTAGCGCGGCAGGCGAATCCGCCTCCGAGCATGAAGGTTCCGAAGTTTCATGCGTGGACGGTAGTGCCTACGTTCCCGCAATCGCGGCAGGCGGAGGGGGAGCTTGAGCGGTTCATACCAGAGTGGGCGAAGCCTGAGGTTCTGTGGAATGATAGTAGTCGTGGGCACAATCGTGCGGACCACACGTTTTCGCTTATTTTCCCTAATGGGGTGGGGTTTTGGGAGATAAAGTCGGCGCATGACCCTGAGGGGTTGCAGACGGTTGGGCTGGACTATTTGCACGTTCAGGAATGTCAGGACATAACGGAGGGGGCATTCAACAAGCTATTGCCCACGCTAAGAGACCCAGACAGGCTGGGTCTTTCTGTTTGGGAAGGGATACCGCCTGACGATCCTGGGCATTGGTTTGCGAGGCTACTTGCGTGGGCAGGCGACCAGCGGGATGAGGTAGCCACGGCTTTTTGGTTGCCGTACACGAAGAACAAGGACTTAGCTCCCGACGTGCGGGCGGCGATAGAGAATGACCGAGAGGTCATGTTGGAGCGCGACTGGAATCGCATGTACATGGTGGAGATTCCTGAGGGAAGCGGGCAATTTCTGGGCGACGTGGACGGGTGCATCGGCGGGCAGGAGATGATTGGGCCAGAGGATGGGCATCGGTACGTTATGGGGCTGGACGTGGCGAAGAAGGTAGACTTCACCGTCATAGCCATCATGGACATGGGGGAGCGGCGGCTTGTGTGGCAGCGGCGCTTCGGTGGCATGGACTGGGTTGTACAGGAGGAGGCCGTGATAGCGGCGGCCTCTCTATTTGGGGTAAGGCGCATCCTGCAAGACAGCACGGGGGTTGGCGATCCGTTCTTTGACAGACTGAGGCATAGGGGGTTGCCCGTGGAGCCATTTCTCTTTACCAACGAAAGCAAGTACAATCTGCTGACAAACCTTGCCGTTGCGGTAGAGAAGAGGACGGTGCGCTTCCCAGCGATTGCCCAGATGCTCCGTGAGTTGAAGGCGCTTAGGGCAGATAAGTTGCCCAGCGGCAAAAGCAGGGTATCCGCCCCCGACGGAACGCATGACGACTACCCAATGGCGTTGGCGCTGGCATTGTCCGTCTGTGACCCGCCCCCTGAAATGGCTGTCATTGGAACACTTGGCAGCAGGTCGTATATAGAGCAAGCGGCCAGTACGGGGTCAGATCGTGTTGGCAGCGGGGCATGGCTTGTGCGCCAGCAGATTCTCGCTAGAATGAAGGCGCGGCAAGAACTTATGGGGGTAACGTAATGGTAAGCGCCCCTGAACGGAAAAATGGCCTTTGGATACCTGGGTACGATGAGGGTGCGCCCAGGCTGGACGAGGTCATGTCCCTTTACTCAGACTATCTGACGTACTATCAGGCGTTCCATAAGCAGTGCGCCGGCGATGAGAACTACTACCATCGCAAGTTTGCCGTGGACGCCCCGAAGGGATTCACCCCAGTCATACCAGCGACGGGCAAGGCCATTGTGGACGTGGCAACCGATCACGTGGACGTGAATAACATCGCCATTGACGTGCCGTTGGCATCACCGAGGGCAGCGGCAAGGGCAGAGCGCATCCAGAAGTTCCTTATTGGCGCATGGGCGCAGACGAAAGAGCCTGTTTTGCGCACGTCGGTGCGCCACGCCTTTATGTATGGTATCGCATGGCGCAAGCGTATGTTTGCGCCAGAGCTTTGGCCCGATGCTCCCAAGTATGATGATTATACGGGAGATGGCGACTACAAAGAGGCGCTGGCCGACTTCATGGAGAAAAGAAGCCTCTCCTACCCTCTGGTCAGCAAGAATGTCAACCCGAAGAACCTGTTGTGGGACGACTCGCGGGCTGGGCGCAAGTGGGTCATAGAGTTCTACCAGCAGGATTCGCGGGACATACGCTACCGTTATCCTGAGTGGTTGCCGAAGTCCCAGAACCGCATGGCAACGTGGATGGAATATTGGGACGATACGTGGTGCATGTACATCGCTGACGGTGATGTGGTTTGGGGGCCATATCGTCACGGGTATGGGTTTGTGCCGTATATCTCCCTTATCCCCAATAGCTCGCTGGACTTTGACGACGGCCCACCTGAAACACGTTACCAGGGCATCCTTCACGCCATTACGTCGCTCATTGAGGCGGAGGCTCGCCTAGTCACGCAGTACGAGGCCATCATACGGCAGGTAGCGTGGCGTACATTGGACTTCTACGGGCCTCAGCAAATCGCTGAAAGGACAGCCTCTGAGTACGTCATGTTTGGTGGAACAAATGTTATCCCGCCTGGCGTAGAGGTCAAGCCGTCTCCTAGTCTCCAAGCTCCGCAAGAACTCCTATCGCATTTAGGAACGGTCCAATCTCTCATGGAGCAGGCCACGTTCCCAAATGTTGTACGCGGCTTGCGGCCTACGGGCGTTAGCACGGGGTTCGGCCTTTCAGTGCTCGCTGGTATGGGGCGGCTGGTCTTTCAAGGCATTGCAGACGGCTTGGCCCGCAGCATTGAGACTGAAAATAAGTGTATTCTCCAATTGGTAGAGAATAAGGTGCGCGGGCGGCTGACCGTTCACGCCCGCTCCGATGTGCATAGCTTTGACCAGTCCATCGGGCCAGACGATATTAATGGCTACTACGAATCTTCGGTACGCATTAAGGCAGAGGCTCCAGAGGAGCGGGAGCGAGAGGCGCTGTTGGCCTTACGGTTGTGGAATGGCGGGCAGGGCATCATAGACCTGTATGAGGCTCAGCGGCGATCAGGCGTCACAAATCCTTTGGAAATGCAAAACCGTCAGGCAGCAGAGCGGATCATGGCTGACCCGCAAGTGGCAATGGCGATGGCGCAGCAGGCCATGCAGATGCTTGGCCTACCTCAGCAAATGGGAGAGGCCGCATCGCTTACGGGCGAAGCGCCTGACCAGGTCGGTAACATGAACATTGGTGGGGCGCAGCTTCAACGGCCTGGCGAACGCAATGTGCAGCAGGCCCGTGTTGCGTCCAATATGGGGAACCCCAGCGTATTCCCGCAAGGAATGAGCGGCATGGACATGCTAGGGAATCAGCTTGCCATGCCAGGTGGTGGCGCAACGGACATGCCGAACGGAAGGACAGTCCCATGAATAAACCCCGTGACCCAATTCGTGACCCAATCAACCTTGCAGTAGATGTATTCAGGCATCGGCTAGAGCATTTCCGTCAGCAGATGGTTGTGTCTCAGGAGCCAGAACGTGTAATGCGGTTAGGCGAGTTGCCCGCGCAGCCCATCATTGACCAGATTGCCCAGGTCATTGCGAAGGAGTCCTAGATGCCTGTTATCACGCAACGAGGCCAAACGTCTGGCGGCTACTACGGCACGGCCCCAGAGGAAGAACGCATTGATGAAGAGGCGGGGTTGCCGATCATTGGAATGCCTGTGCGAGAGTTGACGGATTATTACGGGCAAAAGCCCCGCTCAGGCACAGAGAATGCGATCAGCAACTTCCTGAGCGGGGCAGGCCAAACACAGAACGTTGTTGCCTCTGTACCCGCACCCTTTGTGTCTAATCGCACGTACCCTACCGTGCCAGGTTCTACCGCACCGACGAAAACAGGTGGCGGAATAGGTGTATCCTCAGGCGTTCTTGGCACGGCACTGTCCACCACGCCAACAAGCGGCGGCGGTACAGGCGGCGGTACAGGCGGCGGTACAGGCGGCGGTACAGGCGGCGGTACAGGCGGCGGTACAGGCGGCGGTACAGGCGGCGGTACAGGCGGCGGTA